AACGAGATCGGTAAGAATCTAAGGACTAATGAAAAGGCACATGTGGTGCTTCCTCCTAATTGGGAGATCATTTTTGCCGATCTTCAGGGAAACCCTGTCAATGCGATGGATTCTATTGAACACCATGACAGAGAGATTGCTCGAAATGTTCTTGGACAGTTTATCGCCTTCTCTTCGGGCACCAGTGAGCTTGGCGAACAAAATGTAGAACTCTTCAATAAAGCCACCAGATATATAGCCGAATTTATTCGAGATACATTTAATAAGTATGCGATTCCACAGTTGGTGGACTTCAATTACACTGTGGATGAGTACCCGGAACTTAGATTCCGGAGAATTGGTGAAACCGTAGATTGGCGTACACTGTCCTTTGCAATGAGAAACTTTATCGGCGCGGGTGTTATCACGCCCGATGAACGATTGGAAGGATGGACACGAAATGAAATGGATCTTCCTAAAGAAGATAAAACAACTGCCCGCCTTGTTGCGACACCTCAATTACCTGAGGATAACGGCAAAGACAGCGAGGATCAAACTAGGGCACAGCCGCCCAGGCAAAGTCAAGCGGCGAATCAGAGATTGATGCCGGGTAGTGCCGCAGGTCGAGATAGTTCGGGGGGGTAGTGTTGAAGTGCACAGCGTAGATCGGTATACTCTTAAATAGCATGTCAGTAAGGATATAATGTGACTGAAGACGGCGTAAATCCAATTAAATTAGGCTATTGGGTTGATTTAAACGGTATTGAATGTTCGGATACGTCTTGGATTCAGGCTGTACCTGTTGGCACCTATCAGCACCCTTCGTATGGCGAGATTAGCTTCACGCCTGACAAGATTTCGAATATGGCTCTTAACGTTAAGAACGAGGTCCGTGATACTCAACTCGATGTAGATTACGATCATAAGAGTCAGTCAGGTAAGGCCGCCGGTTGGATTAAAGACGCGCAGGCCCGATCTGACGGTTTATATTTACAAGTCGAGTGGACAAACACAGCTACAGAAGCAATCAAAAACAAAGAATACAAATATTTTAGTCCGGAATATCAGGACAAATGGAAGCACCCAAAGACAGGCAAAATTCATCAGGATGTTCTTTTTGGTGGAGCTCTCACCAACAGGCCCTTCCTAAAGGATTTGTTGCCTGTGAACTTATCCGAGTTAATAGGCGATCAAGGAGAGCCAATTATGGCAGATGACACATTTGTCACCACCATGAAGAACATTCTTGGTCTTGACGGGGAAACTTCAGACGAAGCGATCCTTAGTGCGGCTGAACAACTTGTTGTTCAGAATGAGACTGAGGAAGTTACTACTGAAGTCCCAGAGAGCAGCCCTGACTCGATTCCAGAGCTTGTAACCGCTTCTGAAGAGACAACTGAGATGGTTGCTTTGACTGAGACTTATCCCGAAGTCAAGGCACTCGTTGATCGCGTCGCACTTCTTGAAGTTGCGAACAAGCTTAGTGAAGTGAATTTGCAGATGCAGGAATGGGATAATACCCGTCCCTACACTATTCCAAGTACACTTCGGGATCGGGCGCGTAAGCTGCTGTCTGAAACCCGCTCTACTGAACTTTCGGAGTTCTTTAATGAACTGACGAAAGTTGGTATGGTGCCCCTAGGCGAGACCGAGTCTGCTACTCGTGGTATTGATAAGTCAGCAGCGGATACTTTCCAACAGATGGTTGATAAACAGCTCAGCGAGGATCCGAACATGGATTACGTCGACGCTGTTACTAACATCTCGAGGGATAATCCGGAGCTGTTCGAAGAATATCGACGAGAAGCGTTCCAGGAGGTTAACTAATGGGCGTAGGACCAAACTATGTCCTCGATAAAGGCTTTCAGGCCAGCGAGGCCCTCACACAGTATTATCTTGTCAAGCTAGGCTCTTCAGAGGGCTATGTTGACCAGAGCGATACTGCAAATGAGGTATGTATTGGGGTTACCCAGGAAGCATGTACAACTGCAAACGCTACTAGCGGCAAGATTGTTGATGTCCGAATTATGGGCGTCAGCACTTGTGTTGCATCTCAAGCGGTCAACCTTGGGGAACTCGTCCGTAGTAGTGGAGCTGGAAAAGTCAGTGGTCTTGCCGGAGCTGTAAAGCAGAAGGTTCTGGGCGTTGCCCTTACCGCTGCTGCAGCGGACGGAGACCAGTTTGACGTTCTTCTGACTCCACTCGTTGAAGTAGACAACTCGTAACGAGGGAGGTGAGAGCAAATGGCAGTTTATGGAACCGGTGCAAATGTACATATCGACAAGGTTCTGACTAACATCTCCCTGGGGTATCAGAATAACGCTTTCATTAGTGATAGTCTGTTCCCCACTGTGTTGGTTAACAAGCAGAGCGATTTGTACTATACATACGGTTATGAAGCATGGACAGAACCAACTGGTGGATCGAGTAGGGCTCCGGGTACGGAGGCCAACGAGGTTCCTGGTCTGGCGGTTTCAACTCAGACGTACTTTGCTACTGAGCATTCGCTGCAAATAGCAGTGACTGACGAAGAGCGACAGAACGCTGATACACCGCTAGCACCAGATCGCGACGGTGTGGAGCTGGTCACTGATCAGATTCATCTGATTCGTGAGCGTCTGGTTCAGACTATGGTCACAACCGCAGGAAATTATCCATCGGGATCAACCGTTACACTTAGCGGAACTGATCAGTGGAGTGACTTGTCCAACTCGGCCCCAATTTCTGACGTGCGCACAGCGCAGCGTGCAGTTATGGCCTTGTTGTTTAAGGAACCGAATCTGGCAGTGATCCCTTACAAGGTTATGTCCTATTTGGAGGATAACACGACGATCATCGATCGGATTAAGTATTCCATGCCCGGAGTGCTTGGTGCAGATTTGATCGCTGGTGTCTTTGGCATCGAGCGTGTTGTTGTTCCAGGTTCAGGCTATAACTCCGCTAACCCAGGACAGACGACATCTTTGTCCTATCTGTGGGGTAACGACGTTATTTTGGCGTACGTTCCTTCGCGGGCAGGTGTGAAGATACCCGCATTCGGATATGAATTCGTTTGGGGTTATCCTGGTGCTGGTGCCCAAGTTGTTGAGCGTTGGCGTGAAGAGCCTCGCAAGTCGGATATTATCCGAGTTTCGCGTCGCTATGATCACAAGCTTATTGCGCTTAATAGCAGCAGCGCCACCATTGCGGGTTACCTGATCAAGGACGCAATCGCGTAAATAAGGAGACCGTGATGGCCGACAAGGCTATTGCTGTTCACTGTGTCAAGCATAACGGCGTTATGTTTGAACCTGGTGAGGAGGTCCAGGGTGTCGATGAGGATACCCTGGGCCGCCTGGCCAACATGGGAGCAGTAAAGATCGTTAAGACAAAAACAGTAGCAAACAAGCCAAAGGCAAAGGCTCCAGTAAAGAAGAAGAGCTAGTATGGCTATCTTCACGCTGGGTCAGGTAAATGCCTGGTTAGACCCTACAAAGGCTCAAATTGCGGCACTTGAGGGCGAACTAGAGGGGGTTGTAACCTCTAAGGTACTCGGTTCGCTCGAAAAGCGTTTCGATACCAGTGTTTGGACTGCTACTAGTAATACTCCGGAGTTAGTACAACAAACATGTGCATTGGCTTATGCTGGTGCTATTTATTCTCGAGCTTACTCAGAAGATATTACCGGAATTACAGATACGTACGGTATAAAGCTGTCTGCAGATGCCGAAGTAATGCTCGAAGGCATTCTTGATGGTACCTACGAACTTAGGGACTTGACAGGATATACAAATCCTGATCAACCACAGTTTTATCCTACTGATTCATCGACTACTTTATACGACACTGATCCCTCCAGTAAGAATGCTACTCCAATGGTTTTTAGAATGAATCAGGTTTTCTGATGCCTTCTGATGTATCTTCATTATATTCCTCCAAAGCATATGCTTCAAGCGGCTGGGTAGGAGGTCAGTCTCCTGGTAGTTATAGAGGCCCTGCACCAACCGGTATATCTTCGTATTGGATGAAACTCGGGCAATTTATGGCATCAGCTACCGTTGGAAAGGTTTTTAAGTTCCCCAAAACATATAGTTTCAAAGGCGCCCGCGAATTCGAGGGTTTTGGAGCTTTTGGTGCTGGCTCAACGGCTGGCATGAAAATGAATATGACCGCTGAAGTAGATTTTTCGCCCTCAATTTTCTTAATTCAAAAGGGATTAAAAGAAGCGACGTCATCAAGGTTGATTGGCCGCCCCCTGTGGGATGCAATAAATGACGTTATGATTCCTTCGCTCGCAAAAAATTTCGATCAAGGTGGTCGACCTACACCTTGGAAACCCCTTAGGGTACGTACAATGATAATGCGCGCTAAACAAGGATGGCCACAAGAGGGTCCTATTTTGATGCGTACTAGAAGGTTGCGTAATACCGCTTTAGCAAAGGCTCGTTGGAGTGTAGATCCCGTTAAAGGGGAAGCAGTGTACGGTAAGTTTCCTCAGAAGGCTTGGTATGCGAGAATCCACCAGGGAGGCTTTGCTGGGTTTATGGGTGGTGAGTTTGGTGGTACCCAACCCATTCCACCTCGTCCGTTTGCTGTTGTACAAGAACAAGATATGACTGATATAGAAGAAGTATTTCGTAGGTGGCTTTCTAAAAAGCTTGAGAGGAATATTCCAAAGGCTCGCCTCTAATGGCTTTAACAGATAATGTTTCGACTGTTACCCAATATTTGGTTGATCAGCTTGACGGTGAAGCTTCTTTGGGTTTTACGAACGTATTTTTTGGTGATCAGGATATCATACCGTCGGTGCCTTGTGCTAGCGTTGAACCGGGAATATTAGCTAGGGAGTTAATTGAAGCTCGACGATTTGTCCAGGCACAAATGGAATTTATTATTACAGTTTATGTTGCACAAATGGAAAACAGACAAACTAATTTAAAAAATGCCCTATTGAAAGCAGAAGCTACTCGAGATAAACTAGATACATATCAAACATGTGGAGATATTGTCATATTTAGTTATTGTACGTCAATGGAAGTTGGTACTGCCCTTAGAGGTAACAATCTGCTTGCTGCGGCTAGAATAACTTTTTACGCGATTAGTCAAGTACAATTACCGTCGGCTTAGGAGGCGATATGAAACTGACAGTAAACTATCCTAATTTGTCTCCAGGGGCGGTGGTAGAAATTCCCGGCCTAGGAGATTTCACAAATGGAGAAGAACACGAAGTATTAGAGGAGGTAGTTGAGGCTGCGAAGGCTCGAGGTTATACTTTCTCAAGCACGGGGGTTTATGGCAAACCCCTAAACACAAAATCAAAATCAGCTAAGGCTGGCAATAAGAAAGATTCATCGGAGTCAACGGAGGTCACTGAATAATGGCTATCGGAATTGGCGCTACCGGTGAACTCGGTTTGGCTCTCGAAACTACTAGGGGCACATATGTTGCTGCAACTAAGTGGGTTCCGATACGATCTGAATCGATCACCGCAACGCAAGAAATGAATTATCGAAGGGTTATTCGCGGTATAGCGGATCCTTTAACGCCCCAAGTAGGCAATTTGACATACGAAGGGGATATTGAGTTTGAAGCCTATCCGGATGTGCTGCCTTATTTCTTTAGGGCAATGCGTACATCAGAGGCCAAGACGGGTTCAGGCGATCCATACCAGTACATTTATACTCCTACACACGGAGCATTGAGTTCTAGTAGCCTGTCTATCTATGTCGAACGGAATGGAGTTCGATTTGGTTACTCAGGTGTATCGATAACGGGAATGGCGTTTACAATTACGGACGGTATTTTGATTTGTACAGCATCAGTTTCAGCTTTGGCTGAGGCAACGCAGTCCGATGAATCATCGTCGTTCTCGAACGAAACACCATTTTATACTGGTACGTTTAGCGTCGAGATTCCGGATTCATCCGCAGTTACAGATATGGACAACTTTAGTTGGTCTGTCGCAGAAGGTAGTTCAATAAATCATCGTCTTGATGGTTCTACGAACCCTGCAAGTATTACGATGGGTGAGCGTACCGTGTCATGTTCGATGGATCGAGATTTTGATTCACGAACTGATTTGGATGCCTTTGAGGCTGCTACAGCAACGAGTTTGACGCTCATCTGTTCACACACGACGACTACTCGTTATCTCAAGCTGGAAATGCCAGTAGCATCAATGGAAAGTTACGACGTTAGTCTTGGCGGTCAAAGTGATATTATAACAGCCAGCATTAACTACACTGGCAGTTATGATTCTTCTGTCACAGGGGCGTATCGAGCAACAGTTAAAACAGCCGAAAA